CTTATTTATTAATACATAGTTTTTAAATAGTTTGAAGAAGGTGGTGTCAATTAAATCAAAGATATAATATATTGATTTTAATAAATATTAATATTGATTAAATTATTACCATACAAGATACCATACAGCATTTTTTTAAAATCCAATTATTTAAGCAAAGTATCTTGTGCTGATACAAACTAATCAGTATTTTTTGCTTTTTCAAATTCATCCCAGCTTGCAAATCCTATGGGTTTTTTAGGTTGCTGTAGATCTATACGCTTCATCTTCATAAGAAGAATACTTATTTGACTAACATGTTGAATTAGTTCAACAGGTTCTCCTGTTTCGGTTTGTCCTTTGAAAGAGATTAGCGAGGGATTCCAATAGCTAATATCTTCAATGTGAAATGTAACTGTTTGACCAAAATTTACCAATCTTGCTCCAGCTTCAAACTCATCATCTAAAGATATATGAAACTCATTAATCCAACTAATAAGTCTACGATGAAACTCACTAGCATAATTTTGATTTACAGGCATTTGAGGCATTCTGAATTGTGAGGCACCTAGCATTTTCTTCCTTATTATTTCTTTTCAAGTTATTGCTTGCAATATAATCTAAATATATTAATTTTAACAGTAAAAAACCAAGGCAACATACGCCACCTTGGTATCTATAAAACATCAACTATATCGAGCTTGCTTTTTCACTTCCCACCATTCAATCAATTCACTATGATCAAAATATACAGCGGATTGTCTAGTAAACCCTTCTTTAATTGGTCTTGGGAAACTCGGATCATCCTTAACTAATTTATTTAACTTATCACGCTCTACAGATAGCATGTGACAAACATCTTTAATAGTTAATCTGAGCTTATACATTGTATTTATATCCCCCTTACTTCCCTCTATATTGCGTGTTGTAACCCCTATTTCATTCATAGCATCACCCCATACTGTTTAGCTAAAACACGCTTATAACGAGCAATTGTAGTGGCTGTATAAGCTATTGGTAATGCCCCTTGTTTATTCGCAGCTAAGAATCTAATGAACTTAGACGGTAAATCTAAATCTGATATAGGCTCAGGCAAGTTAAGTAAATAGTGATAATCTTCTATCAACTCTTTAATTAAGTCCTCATTCCAGCAATAACCATATTGCAAATCCTGATCCCTTAAATGCTGGCTAAACAAGCGCACTTCACACCTAACCATACGATCCGCATAAGTTTTCAACTCAGGCGTTAAATTTACCTGTTGCTTTTTATGTGAATCAACTTCTTTACCTTTATAGTAATAAAGTAAAGTTGTTCTTGTACTACCCTTACCAAAGTAAATACCATTGTTTTCTACTTCTCTTTTACGTCGTGGGTAAGTGCCATGCTCTTTGATTAATGCTAAATACTGTTGGGCTTTTTGTTTGTCTTCAAATAGCAAAGCCTTATTCAAATCAATACGGAAAATCTGAAATTGACCAAGTTTAAGATTTTCCAACTCTAAAGATGTTGGTTTTAACGCATCAAATATCTTGCACAATTTATCAACTGCATCAGAAACCAACTTAATCAAATCTGTTGATCCCGTAACATTTTGACCATTTAACCACTTAAATAAATTTCCCTGAATTAGTAATTCATTTTCATTGAGTGACTTTATTTGAATCTGATCACTATAAGAACCACACACCCATTGCTTACTGTAAGAACATTGCAACGGTTGAAATTCACCATCAAATTTAGTTAAAGGTATAACCATATTCTGAGATAATTTTTCAGGTTCATTCGTTATTTGTACTTTTATTTTTAAATAATCAACAGCAAATAGATTTGTAGTTTCCACCACCTCTTCATCATTAATTGTTTGATTTAAAACAGTTTTCAATACCATAAGTTTTCCTCTTATAAAATTTTGAATGCAAAAAACCCTCAAACATCAATAGTCTATTTTTAAACTAGATGTAGAGAGTTAAGACTTTAAGATTTACGTACCTAAATAAGGTTAGATTCGGGACACTACTTGTATAAACTATACAATAGTTCCACTATGTTGTATTAACATATAACATAACTAATAAATATACTACATACAAAAATATAAATCTAGTGTTTTTTGATTGTTTTTTTAGATAATATTTTTATTGTTAAACCTTAACAACTTATGGGAATTCTCCTAAAAAACTTGTGTTTCATATTTCAAGAAGGGGGAAGCCAGTATGCTTAACATTATCGTATTTATGGATTCAAGGCTTAACAATCTCCCTCCTCTATATAGTAAGCTTTCAGTAACTTTAAAATATCCTACGCCCTCTTAAATTGAATAACTCTGTCATCAGCTAAGTCTTCAAGATAATCAGAGTACCACTGCATCATGCCTTTTCTCTCTTCAAAATGAGTTGCCTTATCATACGTCCCTTTAACACCGTTTTTAGTATGAGCTAAACATGCCTCAACTACTTGGGGTTTATCACTGAATTGGTTATTTAATATAGTACTAGCAATATGACGGAAGCCATGAGGGTTTTGCTTGCCACCATACCCAATTCTTTTTAAAGCCTCGATAAATATCGTATCCGACTTAGGTTGCCCTTTATTACTCCTGCTAGGAAATAAAAAAGGTGAATGACTTGTTAATTGCTTTAGCTCTTGCAGCAACGACAAGGCTTGTGTTGCTAGTGGAACTTTATGCTCTTTCTTCATTTTCATTCTTGATGCTGGGATTAACCATATACCCTTTGCCAAATCAAACTCTTCCCATTTTGCCTCTCTTAATTCTGATGGTCTACTGAAGAGCATTGAAAGTAATTTAAGACCGATACGTGTATCCGATGCAGGATATTTATCAATAGCTCGCAATAATGCTGGCAGTTCCTCATCACCTACATGCTTCATCCCATTGCTTTCGTGTTTTTTAAGATACTTATGCAAATTAGTAATAGGGTTATATGTTGCTTTACCTGTTACCTCAGCATAATCATACATTTCTCGCACCAATGCTGTGACACGCTGCCCTGTTTCAATAATCGGTTTACCTGTACGGGGGTTAAGTTTCTTTTGAATATCCTGAAAAAGACCATGCCATTCTTGCTTGGTGATATTTCGGTAATCTTTTTTACCCATTGTAGGTATAACATGGTTATTTAATGCACCTACATTTCTCGCTTTAGTATCAGGTGTCCATGTTTTTGTAAGATAAAACTCTTCAGCGAGTTGGTGAAAAGTAAAAGCTCCTTGCTCCAATGTAGCTAGTCTAACTTCCGCTTTCTGTACAACTGGATCAACACCTTGAGCAATTAACTTACGAGCCTCATCAGCTTTCTTTCTTGCAAAGCTTCCACCGACTTCAGGATAAGTACCTAAACCCAACCACGACCACTTACCAGTGCTAGGCTTTTTATATCTTAGCTCCCATCGCTTATTGCCTTTAGGGTGAACTACAAAATGTAGGTTATTTCCGTCATTAATGCGGTACTCTTTTTCTTCTACTTCCAATGAACTTAATACAGTATCTCGCATCGGATAAGACTTTACATCTGATTTTTTCATCGCATGTCTTGTATGGTGGCTTTTCACTAACTCACACTATACACGCCACCATACACAGCAACAAGCTATAAGAAACTTCATATAACAGCATAAACAGGCATAAAAAAAGCCTAAACCATTAAGATTTAAGCTTTATTTACTCATATACCGTAATGTTACGACATACAAATTTAAGAATTTGGTGGAGGTGGCGGCTACCTAATTAATTAAATAAATATATAATTTAAAAGGTAAATTATTCAAAAAAATCACTTGTGTATAACATCTGTATAACAAATTAAAAATTTCATGCCAAATATGAGTTCTATTTCCGATTCAGGATTTGAACTCAGGTACTGGTACCATCAATAATAAAGGTACCAAAAGATTATCGGTTCTTAAAACTGAAGTTACTTATTGCCTTCTGTATCTCTAATTTTGTAAATCCTTCACGCTGACCCTTCATAAATATGCTTTTTAAGACTTGTTGTGCATGTCTATTTACATACTGGAACTCAAATGGTCCGTTTGGCACTGCAGATCCATCGTACGGACTTACACCAGTACACACCTTCTTATCATAATCTTCAGTAATTTGATGATATTCCTTTGCAATATTCCAAAGCTTAAATTCTCTAGGATCTATTTCAAATTCACCTATATATCGTTTACGAACAAGATTTTGGACATCATCAATATTCATAGCATCACACCTGGTATGTCGTACAGAAAATATATCAGATGTAGAGATCACACACATATATATAACAGCAATGGCCAAAGTTTGAAAAAAGCTTTTTTAATGTGGTTTTGATGATTTTGAAAATTTCAGGTGAGAAAAAATAGAGGTTAGAAAAGTTAGAAAATTATAAAACAGTATTCAAATATATGATTTATATAGATTAATTACAATTTTAAAAAGGTTAGAAAATGGTTAGTTCTAACCTCTAATTTTGGTTAGAAGTTCTAACCTTTTATATTATTGTTTTATATAAATATTTTAACTTTTATAACTTTTTTCTAACCACTTCTAACCTTTATATGGTTAGAAATTTAATTATTAAATATCAGATACTTAAATAGTAAAAACCTTTCATTTTAATGTTTCTAACCTTTTTTAAGCACTATTGATTGAGTTGATGGAACTTTTGATAAATCGCAAGTTGTAGGCATTCATAGAATCCCTGTTGAATTATGTAGAACTGAGTTTTGAGCATTCGGCTGTGTCATGCACCAGTACTGCTATGGCTTAGACACCCATCGGTTGGGATCACAAATCTGTTGAATATTCGACACATTTACTGGGCAGGTGAGGTGGGGGGTCAACCGCACGGCTTGAAGTAATGTTTTAGGTTTTAGATAATTTCAACAGACATAAAAAAACCGCCCTTTCGGACGGCTCAAATTAATTTTGTTTATTCAACTTCAACAAGGCTTAAACCCAATTCATCTAAAGCACTTTGCCAGTTCTCTTGACTATTTCCATCTAACATCAATCGTTCATATAAATGCTCAAGTGATGGCTGTAATTCAGCAGGAATGACTTGCGCTCTTAATTCTGCATCTGAGAATACTGCATAATCTTCAGGTTTCCACCACGCATGACAGCCCCAATAAATACCACCATTACTGTCAATTAACTTTACAGATAAATTATTTTCACCACAGCCATAAGCTTCAGCAATCTGGTTGATAGCGTCTTTGTGAGCGTCGGGGATGATGTTTACTACTGATAGATTAAACACTTAAAGTTACCCCTGTATTTTTAGCAATGAGCTTTTCTAGTGCTATTGTTTCGGCATCTGTTGTTAAGCGCCCAATACCGATTAGGCTGTATAGTTCCTCTTTAAAATGACGATCCCCAATCACACGTCTACCGATGCACATCGGTTTGTTGCCATAAGTACCGCTCCCTTGATCTGTTGCAGATGCAGTCATATGCCCATTGGTTCGTAATTGCAACATATCTGTTGAAATTTTAGCTCTACCAGATAAAACAATACCTAAATTCCAATCAATTGCAGCAGAGTAGGCAAAAGCAGTACCACTAGCACCTCTCGATGCGAAAAAAGCTCGGGAACCTTGATGAGGTACTGCTAACTGAAAGCCACCATCATTAGTTAAGTTAAAATCCAGTAAGGTTTGATAATCAGGGCCTGGTACTGCTTTTGCTTTTGAGCAAGAAAATAAACTCACTTCATCCGTTGTGCTGAAGTCAATACTATTCGTCACAAGGGAGTCATCAGTACCATCAAACTCTAAGTAGTTAGCACCTGTTACAGCGTTTTGACGAAGAATAGGACGTGATGCTGAAGTTGTTTGAAATGCGTGATTATTTCGACCCGATTTATCACGAATTAATCCCACAGCCTGCCCCACACCAGTCACAGGCACAGTCCCCGCTGCATCCTGATACATCGTACTTAGATCGTTAGGATCGTAGAAGAAGCCTTGTTCGTTGTTTGCGAATAGGGATTTGATTAGTGAACTAATATTGAATTTTAATTCACTAACCCATTTATTAATATCAATACTGGAACGTCCAGAAATAGAACTAAATGCTGGCAAAGCAGCATTGTAATTAATAGTCGGCATATCAACCTCTCGACATCACAAGACTTGCTGTACCAGTAATTCGTAGATGCATCCATGCCATCATTACTGTTGAAGATGATTGAGTGGTTGTCAATGTTTCTTTTACTATTTCTGTCCAAATGTTTTTTTCAGGACAGTTAGATCCTTCAACTAAAATAGTTTGTCCAACATTACCAAAAATCTGTAATGTAAATATATTCCCATTTCCACCAACCAATTCATTTGATGATTTGCCATCAACATTATATTTAAGAACAACATTGTGGTTTTGCATTTTAAAGTTCATGGTAATTTACCTCTTTAACTTTTATTTGTAGGCCATGCCTGGTCTAATCGTTCTGCATCAATTGCGTGTTGATCAGCTGCTGCTGCGATTGCTCCACCACGTTCTGCCATTGTTTGGAGTACGAAGTTGCAGGTCTTTCCATATTCAACGATGGCTTCATGGGTACCTGAGGACAAACGTTTGTTGGTATCACTGATCTGCTTTGACAACCGGTCAACAGCCAAAGCACTGTCACTGGCAGCAGCCAACGCAACTTGTAAGTTTTTATTTGCATTTCGTTCTGACTCCAAAAGTTCTTGCGACCATGCCTGCTCTACTTCATGCACTTCATTAGCACGTTGCGATGCAAGCAAATCACGTTGGGTTTCGGCTAAAGTTTTTTGTGATTCGAGTAAATCAATTTGATGTGACTTACTTGTGCAGCTGGTGACTGAAAATGCCAAAGCGATGGCCAAGGCAGCCATCACGATGAATTTCCAATTTTTAATTGCCAAAGCAATATTCATTATTGTTTTTCCTGTTTGAATTGAAGTTGATGAAACTCTTTGAAGCGGATGATCTGATCACCTGCCCATTCGTTCACTGTGTTGGCGAATAAATTTTGAAGTGGAACAATTTCGGAATACCAATAGGCTTCACGTGCTTCACTGATAGATCCGAAGCCACCTGCATTGGATGGAATGATTCCGAGCAATTGCGGTGGTGTACGTTGGGATGCAAGAACGTCATCACGTGTGACGTTTTTAATATTTAAGAATTCATCTTTGGCAGCTAATTCACTAATCGGAATTAACTGCAGCCCATCTTTATTTCCACCCGGTGCGTGAAGAAAAAGGTTGCGGAAGTTACCTGGTCCACGGGAGTCCTTCATAGCTTGTTTGATTCCATCTACATCATCATCATCAATCTTTGAATCAGTCAGATATAAAATGAATCCAGCATGTGAGCCGTTGTTGTAATACTTCCGACGGAACAAAGTTGCTGATTCATTGAGCCAAACGGATTGAAGTGCAGCGATATATTCAGGCGTTCCGTAAATTTCTTGATCGACATCAATGCCTTTGATGTGACAGACGGTACCAGGTTTAAAAATGTGTTCTTCAAAACCATTCAGCAGCTGCAAAAACTCATTCGAGTTTTTCATGCGTCTGGTGTACTTGGCCATGAGTCCATCATAGTGATGTGGCTCATTCAATCGATTATCGATCCGCTGTAAATAGCCATTACCAAATACCAAGTAATCAAAAGCAATGCGTTCAAACTCAGATGAACTGATCAATTTATTTGGTGTGAATGACGACACCAGTTGATTCTTTTTATAAAACACTGCAGTCGACAAATATGGCATTGCCTTAAAGGATTTTGCCAAAGCGTTCATACTGATATGTGGTTCATAGTAATTGCCACACAGCCATGTTTCATAGAACTGTGATAAGTCACGGCCATTCATCACCGGTTCAGCATCACCGAAGGTAAATGCCTGCACTTTGCTGTCGGACATTAGTAAATCTCCATAGAGGATTTTTTAGATTTTGTTTGGTCATCAAGGGTCAAAGGCTCATTTGCGAAGGCATGGAAAATGGCAAAAGCCAAATCAGCATGACCAATGTTTTCTGCACGTGATGCTTCAAATGTCATTTGTCTTTGTGAAGCCGTCAGTGTTTTACGAATCGCCATAATCGACATGGCCACGTCAGTGGATCCTGTATCAAATTCAAAACGACCTTTGTTGATCACATCCATTGCTTTCATGACCAATTGTGTTTTGACATCGACGCTATAATTGAAGGTCGTTAAATTTGGGAAGAACTCAAGGACCAGTTGAGCAACACCAGTACCCATACCGGACTTGTCTAAGCCGATATATTTGACGTTATATTTGGTTGTTAATTTTTTGATGTATTGCGCTTGACTGGAAAAGTCCATGCCTTTGAACTGATGATGTTCAAGCAAACGGAATTTTGGATAATCAGGTTCAGGTGGTGCAATGACCACAAGCCCTGCACTGTCTCCACTTTCGGCTGGGTCATATCCGATCCATACCGGTTTATTCCCAAATGGACGAAGTGCCAACGGTTTAAAATCTTTGGACCACACTTCCCATGAATCGACCATACATGGCTGAATGATGGATAGTGGAAATACACTGTGACCATCATCAACGAATTCACACATATAAAGATTGGCAAATTCTTCAGGACTGTTTTCGGCAATCAATTCATCAATATCGAATAGATCACAGCCTTGGCGTTCAGCATCTTGAATATTGACAATATGTCGCCACATTTTGTCGCCACATAAAGCACCGTCTCTTAAATTTGCATGACTGGTGTCAATCTCAACTCGATTTTCTTTGGTACGACCTTTATTGAAAGCATCCCCTGTCCAAAAGGCATAGGCTTCATGCGTTTTACTTGAAGGTGTAGAAAAATAAGTTTTTTTATACTGCTTTTGGGCAGCCATTGCCGATGCCACTTTTTTCAGTGTCGCAAAGCCATGCACCCAAAAGAATTCGTCAAAATATAAATCACCATGATATGACTGTGCTGTCTTGGCATTGGTACCCAAAAAGATCAGCTGAACGGTATTACCACATGGAAGCGTGATTGAAATCGGATCACCTTGCAGATCCACTTCAATGGATTGCATGACAAAGTTTTTGATGTAAGTCTTAAAGCCATGTGCTTGGGCTTTAGATGCAGACAAGAAAATCTGATTTCGACCAGTGGTGACAGCTTTGATCAATGCTTCACGTGCAAAATAGAAAGTCGCACCAATCTGACGTGATTTTAATAAGGCACGATTTCGCTGTTCACGCGCACGGTACCATACCTTTTGATACTCAAATAAACCTTCATCAAAGTCTTCAAGAAGTTTTTCAACCTGTTCTTCAGTCAGTGCATTTGGCTGTTTAGGTTTACGTGGTCCAGCATTTCTATTTTTAAGTTTTGGATTCAGATCGGTTTCGTTGCCACCGTCAGAATATTTATCAATGCGTGCCATGCGCTCCAGCTGGCGCATGAGCAAATCAATTTCCTTGTAATCACCAGGTGTTTTTTTCTCAAGAATAATCAGTTTGATCAATTGAGCAGTTAAAGCTTCACCGACTCGACCTGCAGGTGCATCTTTGTCCCATTCATCGCGTGTTTTCCAAGCGTGAACATTTTTATCAGGCTCGTCGATGTAATCTGCAATCGAGCTGATTCGCCACCCCATCCAATACAAAAATTTTGCTAGAAGGCGTTTGTCGAAGTTTAGATTTTTCGGTGTATCAAGTGCTTTATCCATTGGCTCATTAAGCCAACGCTATAACATTTATTCATTGTGGCTACTTTGTAAAACCCACTTAATACAAGCCCTTTGGATTGAATGTTTATGCCGTTCTTCCGATTCTGCTAACTACTTTAAATAGATTTTATCTATCGACAATAGACACAGGATTCAGAAATGAAGAAATCCAAATTTTACCGAGTTGCTGTCGCTGGTGCTACGACTGATGGTCGCATCATTGAAGCTTCTTGGATACAACAAATGGCCAAGAATTATGACCCCAATACTTATACTGCATTAGCGAATATCGAACATATTCGTGGAATTTCTCCAAGTTCTGAATTTGGGAATTATGCAAAAGTACTTGGACTTAAAGCACAAGAAGATGACATTAACGGTCAAAAAAAATGGTGCTTATATGCACAACTTGAAGCATTCGACAATCTGATTGAACTGCACGGTAAAAAACAAAAACTTTTCAATTCTATTGAAGTAAATCCAAGTTTTGCTGACACCAATGAAGCTTATTTGGTCGGTATCGCATTCACTGATACGCCTGCTTCGTTAGGTACACAAATTATGGAATTTGCTTCTAAGAATCCTGAAGCAAACCCATTCACGTCTAAAAAGCAGCATAAAGACAATTTATTTACTGCTGCTGAAGAAGTGGATCTCCAGTTTGAAGACAGTACTGATCCTGAGACTGAAGCAAAAGGACTGTTTTCTAAAGTTTTGGGTTGGCTGAAGCCACAACAAGAAGAACAAGACAATAAAAATAAAGACCAATTCAAAGAAGTATCTGACTCACTTGAAGCGATTGCCAAAACGTTTGGTGAAAGTCAGACCAAGTTGCAAAAGGTCGAAACTGAGTTTTCGGAACTTAAAACTAAGCATTCTAAATTGGAAGAAGACTTCACTGATCTTAAAGCCAAATTAGAAGGTGAGGAAAATCCAGGTACACCACCTGCCCCTGAAAACACTGGCAACTTCTCTGAACAAATCGAGTGCTAATAGTTTAATCACTGTCAGCAGTCTATAAATATTGCTTATAAGCGAGAAAAAAATGCGTAACGATACACGTAAAAAATTCAATCACAGTTTGGCTAAAGTTGCTGAACTCAACGGTGTTGAATCGGCACAGGTGCAATTCACAGTAGCACCTGCACCAGCTCAAAAAATGGAAGAAAAAATTCAGGCTTCAAGCGAATTTCTTCAAAAAATTAATATCATCCCTGTTGATGCCCAAACTGGTGAAGCAATTGGTCTATCTGTCAATTCAACGATTGCAGGTCGTACTGACACTTCAGGTAATGGTGAACGTACACCAACCGATCCAACCGGTTTAGGTGCAGATAAATATGAATGCAAACAAACCAATTTCGATGTGGCAATTCCTTATGCAAAACTTGATGCATGGGCTCCGTTTGCTGACTTCCATCAACGTTGGACCAATGCCGTTGCTAAAGCGATTGCTTTAGATCGTATCATGATTGGTTTCAACGGTACTTCAGCAGCAGCAACGACTGACCGTTCTACAAATGCAAAACTGCAGGACGTGAACATCGGCTGGTTACAAAAAATCCGTACCAATGCGCCTGATCGCGTAATGTCGACAGTGACAGTTGGTGCAGCTGGTACATACAAAAACTTAGATGCCTTGGTGGTTGATGCAGTCAATGAATTGATTGATGAAGTCCATCAAGATGATACGGATCTCGTCGTGATCTGTGGCCGTTCACTGTTGGCAGACAAAAACTTCCCGATTGTGAATGATGCATCTGACAATACAAATGTATTGGCTGGTCAAGTGCTGTTAAGCCAAAAACAAATTGGTGGTTTACCTGCGGCACGTGTGCCACATTTCCCTGACAATGCACTTTTGATTACGTCTTTTGACAACCTGTCAATCTACTATCAAAAAGATGCAAAACGTCGCTACATCCAAGAAAAACCAAGTAAAAACCGCATTGAAGATTATCAATCTTCAAATGAAGCGTATGTGATTGAAGCATACGAAAAAGTGGCATTGGTTGAAGGCATCACAATTCAATAATAGGTGATTTATGTTGAGTCCAGCTCGACGACATCGCCTTCAGGCTTTGGCAGCGAAAGAAGCTGCCAAGGCCGATGAATTTGGTGGTGTACGTCCAGACGCAAGCGTCTACCAATTACAACTGACCGAACTCAAAAACGATATTCATGTTTTACGTTCAATTCAGTCACAAGAAAAACGTGCTGAAGCGAAAAAAGAACTGATCCCAAAGCACATGCCTTATGTGTTGGGTATTGTTCAGTCAGGTGCAAAAGTTGAACAAGATGAAGTCATTACCACCATCATGCTGTGGTGCTTTGACTGTGGTCTATTCAATCAAGGTTTAAGCCTTGCTGAATATGCTTTAGAGCAAAACTTAAAAATGCCTGATTCGTTTAGTCGTAATACTGCCACTGTCGTTGTTGAAGAAATTGGCAATGCAGCACGTATTGCACACAAGGCAGGTGAAGATTTTAGTCTTGAAACTTTAGAAAAGGCATTTCAGCTGACTTCTGAACATGACATGCCTGATGAAGTACGTGCAAAACTTTATGTTGGTTTAGGTCGTTCTAGCCTTAAAAATGAAAATTACAAGGCTTCCGTTTTTTACTTTGAAACGGCTTTAAAACTGCATGAAAACTGTGGTTGTAAACAAGAACTACAAAAAGCTGAAAAGCTTTTGAAAGAACAAATCAAACCGATCAATGCAGAACCATTGCTCAATGAAGATGGAACACCTGTTTTGAATGAACAAGGTCAACCAATGCTTGTTGGTCAAATTGGTCATCAATCGGTTTAAAGAGTGCCCCGCGCCAACCGAGGGGCAGAATTGACGCTGTAATGACATTTTTATGCATATTTACAAACTCAATTCTCCACCCCTCAACTATTTGAGAATGACAATGACCGGACTAATTGCAAACGGCAACCGCAACAATGAAGAAGTTGTCATCACCAGTGATTCATTTTTCCCTGGCATATCTAGCAAAGCGATTCGTGAAGCATTGCGCTTTGATGGAAGTATCACTGATCAGCGTTTAATTCCTGCAATTGAATCAGCCATCATTGAAGTCAATGATCAGCTCGAATCCCTGACATCAAAAGCAGCATCACTTGCTGAAATCAGTCCAAAAACCATCACCACAAAAGGTGTGGAAAAACCCATCACTGAAGTTCTGTATTTTCGTGCCGTTGCAGCAGCTGTTGGTGCTGAACTGACTGAAAAGTATCGTGCTTATGACACCAACAACAATGGTGGCCAAAAAGCAGATGATCTGACACCAACGATTGATGATTACCGTCGAGATCTGCGCTTTGCCATTCGTGATTTAAAAAAAATTCGTCGTTTGAATGTGGAGCTGGTATGACTCAGAAATGTAATTCATGTTTCAAAGGTTTTGATGGACGCAATGGAAATGGCTATCAGCCTTGTTCATGCCTCAAAAAACCTGAATTTGTTCCTGTGCCTGGACCAATCAAAATTGATACACGCTCAAAAAACAGAACTAGCTTCTGGGGAAAGTGGTTTAAATGAAAACTGTTTATGCCCTTCAGAATGACACGGTTGACGCAATTTGTTGGCGCAACTATGGACGTTCATCTGGTGTGGTCGAAACAGTACTTGAAGCCAATCCACACTTGTCTGAATTTAGTCCATTTCTCCCGATGGGGACAAAGGTTCAGTTACCCGAACTTCAAACACAACAAAATAAAACACAAAGCATTCAGCTTTGGGACTGAGAAAAAAAAATATGGCTGAACCAACCACATCAACGACTGTCGCAATTACCGCTTCTGCCGGCTTGGTATCACTCCTTCCCTTTGTGAATGGTGATGCATTGTTTGGTGCGGTAATTGGTGCAGCATTTTTGGCATATACCCAAGTGTCACTGAGCTATGGAAAACGTATTTTTTCGCTCATGTTGTCCGTTGCCTTGGGCTATGCCTTAGCCCCTGAAATTTCCAACCGAACTGGTGTGAACAGTCACACGGTCATTGCTTGCTTTACCAGCATGTTTGCTTTGCCTGTTTTGGTGAAGGTCATGAAATGGGTGAACAAGTCGACATTGACTGAAATATTCAACACCACTTCAAAATTCTTTTCTGCCCTGTCCAGCACCTTTGGAAAGGAGAATAAAAAATGATGCAACTCATGTTGTCGCCATTGGCACAAACAATTTTTTCCATCTTTGCCGTGCTGTGCTATGTGGCATGTGCATTCCGTATTTTATGTTTTGATCGTTTGCACCTGCAAAAATGTTCGTTTCGACTATTTGCAGTTGTTCTGATCGGTGCATTCCTTGCACAAAGCATTCATATCATTTTCATTAAAGATCCGGTCACGATTTGGGATGCCATTCTCGCGGTGTTCTTAGTGGTCTTTATTTTTCGAAGTAAAGGCAATGTCGTTTCAATGCTAAGGAGCACACCATGAGAATTTTAAAATCAGGTTCAAAAGGTTCAGCCGTCACTGAATTGCAAAAACTGCTGATTAAAAATGGCATGACTGGTAAAAATAAGAAACCACTCATTGCTGATGGTGACTTTGGCGAAAATACTGAATATGCCGTGATTCAATTTCAGAAACTGAAAAATCTGAAAGTCGATGGATTGGTCGGTGACTACACACTAAAAGCCCTACGTGGTGAATGCACCAGTAAACTTTTAAAAGAAAGTGATTTAGTCGAAGGTGCCAAACGTTTGGGTGTGCCTGTCATCGTAATCAAAGCCATTGCTGAAGTTGAAACGCTGGATGAAGGTTATTTGCCAAATGGTAAGCCTAAAATTCTGTTTGAACGTCATCGCATGTATTTCTATTTGAATCAGAAATTCGGCAAAACCAAAGCAAATGCACTCATGGCCAAACATCCGAATATTGTGAATACCAAAACAGGTGGTTATCACGGTGGATCTGCTGAGTACACACGTTTAAGTCAAGCCAAGCAACTTGATGAATCATGTGCATTACAGTCAGCATCGTGGGGACGTTTCCAGCTCATGGGTGAAAATTGGAAAGCCTTAGGTTATGCATCTGTTCAGGAATTTGTAGCACAGCATGAAAAAAGTGAAAGCCTTCAGTTTGAAGCATTCCTTCGTTACTGTGAAACCAAGTCTGGTGAAGTCGATGACAAAAAGTGGATGCTTATCGAGGCATTACGTCAAGAAAATTGGCATGTGGTCTTTTCGCTGTATAACGGCAAAAACTATAAAAAACTTGGCTATGACACTAAGTTTTTACGTGTAATGAACCGCCTCGATCCAAACTATAAGAGTGCAAAAGCCGCATGAAAAAACCACATCAATTAAGAGAGTATTTGCTCAAAGCGATTCCTGATCTCAGTCCTGATCAGGATCGCTTATTGATCTTCGTCAACAATGGTTCGCTTCGAAGCACCATGGTCAGCGGCTTTAGTTTTGAAATGTCATACACATTAGATATTGATATAAGTGACTATGCCGGTGAAGTCGATGTCATAGGTGTTGTACTCTATACGTGGATTGCAGAAAATCAACCTGAATTGATGGCCAACCACGAAAAAGGCAAACAAGCCATAACGTTTGAAGCTGAACTGATTGACAACAGCAAATATGACATTATCTTTCAAATTCCACTGACTGAACGTGTCGTCGTGAAAAAGCTGCAAGATGGCAAATTAGAACTCAGTCATCCTGAAGAACCGAAGTACACACAATTTGAACCTGCCACTGATTTTGAAGTCATCGATCCATCAGGTGAAGTCATTGCTTCATGGACTACTGCTGAAAAACAAGGTTGGTCATTAGATATGCCACCGACAGGTCGAAACCCATGACGAACAATGTTGAAGAACTTGCCACCTACTTACAGCCGTATTTAGAACGGTTGTCAGTGGGTGAACGTGCCAAGCTTTCAAAACAGATCGGTCGTGATTTAAGAAAAAATCAGGGCAAACGTATTTCTGCACAACAGAACCCAGATGGTTCAACATACACCCCAAGGCGCAAACGCCTACGTGAACAAAAAGGCAAAATTAAGCGCAAAATGTTCACCAAATTAAAAAATACTGCTCATTTAAAATTACTCAGTAATGCTGATGCCATTGCGATTGGCTTTGTAGGTCGTGTTGCACGTATTGCCCAAGTACACCAGGAAGGTTTAAAAGATCGTGCGGAACGTGGCGCACCGAGTGTTGTCTATCCAAAACGTGAACTTTTAGGCTTCACAGATCAGGATTTAAAACTGATTGAAGATTCATTCTTAAAACATATCAATCTTTAAGTTTTCAACATTGTAAAACTCACTTAATACAAGCCCCATCAGCTGAAATGGCTTAGTCCTTGACGCAAAGTGTTTGCATGAATGCAGATGCTAACCGTCGTCTTGAAAACATTGTTCGATTTGGAACCGTCAAGACCATCAATCCGTCTAAACCTATTCCACGTGTCATCGTCAATTTAGGCGATATCGAGACACCGGAAATCCGTTGCCTAAATATTCGTTCTGGTGACGATGCAACTTGGGATATGCCATCGATCAATGAAGAATGTGTGGTCATTTCACCATGTGGTGATATCGGTCCAACAAGTTTTGTCTTGTACGGCTTTTATAACGATGACCACCCTGCACCCTCTGATGATCTAAACAAAAAAATTCGTATGTTTGCCGATGGCTGTGTCATTGCCTATGACATTAAATCTCATGAATTATCTGCAGTGTTACCTGCAGGCGGAAAAGCAAATATTGTTGCGGATGTCACCGTAACTGGTACTTTACATGTCACAAAAGATATTACAACGGATGCTGATGTCACTGCAGGCAATATCAGCCTGAAGAAACATAAAACATCAGGCGTACGATCTGGTAGTGAAGATTCAGGAGGGCCAATCCCATGATGTCACGTCACACCGGCCTGAATATTGAAAAAGAAACGAATCAAATCAGTCAGGCAATCCAAGATATTTTGACAACACCCATTGGTTCCCGTGTCATGCGTCGTACCTATGGATCTTTATTGCCAAAAATGATTGATGCACCTTTCAATGAAGTTACTCGATTGCAGTTATATGCCGCTACTGCTACAGCATTAATCCAGTGGGAAAACCGGATCAGTTTGGAGTCAATTTCAATTGAACCCCAAGAGCACGGTAAATTTATTTTGGATCTGAAAGTGATCGTGGTGGATAGCAATCAAAATGAATCTTTAAGTATTCCATTAAACTTTGGGGCGATCTCATGAGCACCGTCGATTTTTCGCAATTACCCACACCTAATTTGATTAGTGAATTAGACTTTGAAACTATTTTAAGTAGGCGCAAAGAGAATTTCATTGCACTTTTTGAATTATCTGAACAAGAGTCTTGGCGAAAAGTACTTAGTCGTGAATCAGATCCAGTGACTAAGGTTTTACAAGAAAACGCATATCTAGAATTACTGTATCTCAATAAATGTAATGCCGACGCACGCGCACTATTGCTTGCTTATGCAGAAAATTCAGATTTAGACCACTTAGCATTAACAGAATATGGATTAACACGTTTAATCGTAACTCCTGAAGACATTTCTACCACTCCACCATTGCCAGCTGTGTATGAATCTGATGAGCGATTGCGTGAGCGTTGTATTTTGTCCTTTGATGGTATGAATACGGCTGGATCTGCAAATGCGTACCGTTATTTCACATTATCGGCAGATGGTCGCGTTGATGGTATTAAAGTCCGATCAGAGCCTGAGAATCCATATTTATTAGATGTTGTGATTACACAGGTTAATAGTATCAATGGGCAAGCATCAGAAGAGTTGGTTTCAATTGTTCAAGCTGCATTAGATCCTGATCATGTGCGTCCTATCTGTGATAGACCAACAGTAAAATCTAGTTTGGCCACAAATTACCAAATTGAAGCAGTTTTATATGTGGGTAAAAATGCTGAAGATGTTTTGCTTCTTGAAGCTGCAAATATTCGATTAGATAAATACATTAAAAATGCTCAAAAAAACGGTGAAAGTATTTACCTATCTGCAATTTATGCTGCATTGCATGTAGATGGGATTGAGCGAGTACAAATTATTTCACCGACAGCAGATTTGGTAATGGATAATTATCACCATCCATATTGCACCACAAAAAGTATTACGGTTGGAGGTGTAATTTGACAAGTTTACTTCCTCCAAATTCAACAGACTTAGAGAGAAAATTTGCTGAAGCAGGTAAAGATGCTTTTGATTTACCATCAATTCGTATCATCAAAGATATCGATCAGGTACCAGCGCAGTTTTTACCATTTATCGCATGGCAAAAGTCGGTCGATTATTGGGATGAAGATTGGCAAGAAGCTTTAAAACGAAATGTGATTAAGAATTCACGTGAGCAACATCGAATTAAGGGTACAGCTGCCGCAATTAAACGTGCACTAGAACCCTTTGGTTATGAAGTGAACTTAATTGAGTGGTTTAAAGCGGTACCTAATTTGGTGCCAGGCACTTTTAATTTAGAGTTGAACGTTATTGGCAAAAGCTTAAATGCTGAAACATACAGTGAAATAAATAGATTGGTGTCTGAATCTAAAGCAGCATCACGGCATTTAGCAAACCTTACCGTAACAATTAACCCAATTTTAACGATACGCAACCTTATTGTGCATCAAACAGCATTAACGTATATAAGTGAGCCGAGGTCATAATGCCTGAGTATTATAATGTCACAACAAATTTAGGTGACGCTGAAATAGCGAATGCAATTGCCACAAATACAAAGTTGAATATTACTCATATTGCTTTTGGAGACGGCAATGGCTCTGTGCCGACACCAACTAAAACACGAACATCTCTAGTACGTGAAGTTCATCGTCAAGCTGTCACTAAATACGAGCGACACGCAACAAATGTTAATTGGATTGTGATTGAAACGATTATTCCATCTGATATCGGTGGCTTTACAATTCGTGAAATGGGCATTATTGCGAATGGAAAGTTGATTTCACATGGTTCACATGCACCTTTTGAAAAGGTAGCTGATCCAAGCGGTGTGAGTGAATATCGACTTAGATTTACGCAAAACGTAACGGATGGTTCTGTTGTTGAATTGAGATTAGATGAGTCTTTGATTTATGCCACACAAGCATGGATTGACGAAAATTATATTAAACGTTCTGAAATCGTAGATAACTTAACAACGGATGATGCAACTAAGCCTGTTTCTGCAAAGCAAGCAAAATCACTACAAGATAGTAAACTTGGTAAAACAGCAAATGCAGTCAGTGCAACAAAATTACAAACAGCTCGAACTATCGGTGGTGTAAGTTTTGATGGTACCACGAATATCAACTTGCCCGGTGTTAATGCTGCTGGTACTCAGTCAACTACTGGCAATGCTGCTACAGCAACTACAGCAGCGGCATGTTCTGGTAATGCGGCATCAGCAACAAAATTACAAACAGCTCGAACTATCGGTGGTGTAAGTTTTGATGGTACCACGAATATCAACTTGCCCGGTGTTAATGCTGCTGGTACTCAGTCAACTACTGGCAATGCTGCTACAGCAACTA